AAGTTCTTTGGCTCTAGCGTTCCATAGCGGATATTACCTGTGGTTAGATATCCACTTGTTGCTAAATTCGTGGTTGATTGGATTGCAATGCCATTACTGCCAGATGTTGTAAATGCTATTTGATTTGAAGTTCCAACAAAATCAACACTTGTTGCATAGCCAGTAACACCATCAAGGTATGTATCTGTAGCATAGGCAAACCGTAAGGTATCTATCTCATTGTCAAGATTGATTCTATACAAACCAGCATACCCATTGATGCTTCCAGTTACCCATACAAATGAATCTCTGAATGCAAAATCAAGTCCAGTATTATCTGCTTCAATGTTAAGAGGACCGTAGGTTAAATCTCCATTAGTGTCTGATATTGATGCTATACGAACACCTTTATTTGTTCCGATTACTAAGTATCCTAGATATGATTCAATCTTGTTTACATACTCACCAATAGGTAATTGTGCTGCAATGATTCCTGATGTTAGGGTTGGCATTACACCTGCAGTTGATAGTACAAACTTGTAGATTGCTGAAGTTGCACCAAGATACCCAGCAGCATAAATGGCTGAGCCACCTTCTGAGATAGAGGTCCAAGTCCAAGCATCATTAGGGTGAGTATATGTAGCAGTTGGCAATGCACGTGAACTTCCCTTTGAACCAGTTAACTCATATATAGAAGCACCAATACCAGCAACAAGGCGTTGTTTAACCCAACCAAGTGTCACTCGTTCACTGCCAGTTGCATAATATTCTGTATAACCAGCAGCAGGTGTAGAAATCTCACCCGTGTAAATATGGTCATTGTCTGCTATAAATAGATGAGCGCCATCGGTTGCAACAGCAAGTGTAGCAGTATCTAATCCAGCAGTTACTACACTAGAATAAGTCACGGCTGTGCCATCAGATGTAAAGTTTTTAATTGTTGTATTTGCTGGAGTCCAAGCAACAACTTTATTGGTTGAGCCATCAACAGCAGATATAAGTTTATATATACCAGTTGTTACACCAGTCATATTTGCTGTTTCTTTTAACAAGGTAACTTGTCCTTGTGTCCATACATCTACATTGCTACTGTCTGCGTAACGAGTATATCTTGTATCAGCAGCAGAAAAAGAACGTTGTGTATCAAAAAATTTAATGCCAGTACCAGAGTGGAATGATGATTGACTACGAATCCACCAACCAGTCAGAGACTGCTCACCTGGCTCTGAACCATTATCAAACTGGTCTTTCTTAAATGGTGCTGTCTGACGAAGGTATGGGCGTGCATCATTGATTGCGTAGAAGAATGGGAGTCCACCTATTGCTACGTCGTAAGACATATCGGTGTTCTGCCAGATTGCTGTAGATGAAACTACACCAACATCAACTGCGATAGAGCGCGTGGCTCTACCTTCGGTTATGTCGCGACCAGCCACGTTACTCCTTAGATAGAAAGATTAAATTATGCAGATAAAGTTACTTCAACCCAAGATAGGGTTGGTTCATCCCAGTTGTAAGGCTTGCCATCTGTTGGCATAGGAGTTGGTGCTTCCCATAAATAGGAAGTTGAATTAAGGCTCCAAGATGGATATGGTTGAGGTGCAGCAAATCCCACACCATCAAATGTATATCCAATTCCTGCATAGTTTTTATGGATAGGAAGTTTTCCACCTGAATGAACTCCACCTACAGTGTTATATGAAGTTTGCACCCATTCTCCACCTAAGTTCTTTTCACACCAATCTGGTCCATCTGCCACAATTACCTGTGTAACAATACCATTTTCTACTTTTGCGTAGTGACCCATTACTTTTCCTTTTCTTCTCCATAAAGTGTTGCTGTGTTAAGTAATTTAACTTCACGCTTAGTTACTATGCCACCTTTTTCGTCAAGTTGAGCCTTAGCAGTTGTCTCATCATCTGCGATGATATGTACTAGCATTGTTACTTCGTAACTAAAGCACTGAGTTGGCTTGGTTTCTTTAATTGGGGTTACGTTGTCTTTTGTCATTTAATATCCTTTGTTAGACTGGGTATCTTACAATAATAATACCTGAACCACCATTGCCACCAATAGCATTTCCACCTGAACCACCACCTGCTCCACCACCAGTATTAGTTGTACCGTTTGTTCCGAAAGAAGGACCAGTTACATCAGAACCGCCACGTCCACCGCCGCCATTACCGCCTGCGCCGTAGGCAGAACTACCCTGAACACCACCACCACCGCCACCTGCGTAGTAATAATTAGAGGATACTAATTGACCAGTTCCTGTTGCTGCACCCATAGCGTTAATAAGAGCAGAAGTTAAACCGACTCCACCTGCACCACCATTGGGGTTGGTTGCATTGCCTCCAACTGCGCCAGCACCTCCGCCGCCTGCGGCAGAAGTTGTATAACCATTTAGACCGTTACCACCTGCGTAACCTTGTCCTGAAGTTCCTGAGCCACCTGTTGTATTGCCACGTCCACCGCCGCCACCAGAGCCGCCAGCGCCACCATTGGTGTCATAACGTCCACCACCGCCACCACCAACAGATGCTGTAAGAACGCCAAATTGTGAGTTACCACCAGTGCCACCAACTGTTCCAGTTCCGTTCCAGCCACCAGTGCCACCAGCACCTACTGTGCAGGTATAACCAATGACTGCAAGAGATTGTGAAGTGTAGGTAAGTAATCCACCTCCACCAGCACCTCCACCAAGTTCTTGACCACCACCACCAGCAGCAACAACTAATACATCAGCAGTTAATAATGATGTTGGCGTAAATGTTCCTGATGAAAGGAATGTATGGTAGAAATAATTTGCATCGCGGCTAATCAAACCGCCAGTTGCTTTGGCTGTTGCCATTGAAGTATAAAAAGTGCTTGAAGATGTGAATGCGTGATATGTGTAGCCACCAGTTGTTGTCGCAGTTCCACCGATTGCTTTTTGAGAACCTGAATAACGCAATAGAACTAGACCACTTCCGCCGTTGTATCCAGACTGACCTAAACCAGCACCGCCGCCACCTGAACCTGTTGATACAGTTCCAGCGCTTCCATTTGTAGCAGGTGGGTTTCCATTAGAACTTCCATTTCCACCACCACCTGAACCGCCAGTTCCACCAGGGTTACTTTGATAATTTGGAGCACCGCCACCACCACCGCCTGCAAGATAACCTGCAACACCAAGACCTGTTGCGGTTAATGCAGTAGAGAAACTTCCCCAACCTGTTTTAGTGTTAAGACCATCGCCGCCATTGCCACCAGCGCCACCGCTATTTGCACTTCCAGCAGAACCCGCACCACCGCCACCTCCACCAGCATAAGGACTAGCCCATTGACCTGTGCCACCATTGTTGCCTTGTCCAGATGTTCCTAAACCATAGTTTGCGTTGGCATTACCGCCACCGCCACCTCCACCAGAACCACCATCACCTGCTGTGTTATCGCCTGGTGTGCCACCAATACCACCACCAATAGAAGCAGTTAAAGAACCAAATTGTGAATCACTACCATTACTAGAACCACCACCATCACCACCAGCACCTACTGTTACTGAATATGAACTTGCAAGATTAAGTGATTGCGAACCAAATGCTTGTAAACCGCCTGCTCCACCGCCACCTGGATAACGACCGCCACCACCACCTGCAACTACAAGAATATCAGCAATAAGATTTAAGTGTCCTGACATTTGTGATGCCATAATTCCAAGAATAGGCATTATGCAATATCTCCCACTACTAACCAATTGTTTGCTGATAATTTAATTGCAGTTGCTGCTGAATTAACCACACGAAGTTTAGGGGTAACTGCTGTAGCAGCATTAGAAAGAATAGTTGTTGTTCCTGGTGTGCTTGCACCAATAGTTGGCTGACCAGCACCAGTAATCCATACAAAGTGAATCTCTGTACCAATTGCAAAGTTGAATGTAGCATCTGTTGGGATATTGAACTGCTGCGTTGCAGCATTATTCATTGAGAACAAGTAACCTTCATCACCGCTTGCTACTGTGTAGGCAGCAGTTTTAGCAGTATAGCCAATAGCAATTTTTGGTGTTGTAATAACAGGTGAAGTTAGAGTTTTGTTAGTTAAAGTATTTGTAGAAGATATTGTTGGAACAACAACTCCTTCTACAGCCAAGATGCCTGCTGCTGAACGAGATAGTGTTGTATCAGTAGCGTGTCCAAGTTCAACACTTCCTACACCTAGAGCAGTAGAAGTTGATGCAGTAATACCACTAACTGGTAGTCCAGTTCCATTGGTTAATGTTACTGAAGTTGGAGTGCCAAGTACTGGAGTTGTTAATGTTGGTGATGTAGCAAATACCAATGAACCTGAACCAGTCTCATCAGAGATAACTCCAGCAAGTTCTGCAGATGTTGTAGCAGCAAGAGTAGACAGTTTATCTGTTGTTACAACTAAAGTCTTAGTTGATGGAATTGTTGTTCCATTGATAGATGTAGCAGTAGCCACACCAAGTACAGGAGTGACAAGCGTTGGACTTGTATCTACTACAAACTTAGTACCAGTACCTGTTTGAGAGGCTATAGAGGTTGCTGAGCCAACAGATGTAATAGGACCAGTAAGGTTGCTAGGTGCAAGACTTACACTATTAACATAAGCAGTAGTGGCAATTTTTGTACTATTGTCAGAAGATGATGGAGTAGGAGCAGTAGGAATTCCAGTTAGAGCAGGAGAAGCAAGAGGTGCCTTAGTCGCTAACGCTGTAGTAATTGTTGTTGAGTAACTTGCATCATTAGCAAGAGCAGCAGCCAACTCATTAAGAGTATCAAGTGCTCCTGGAGCACCACCGATAAGGTCAGTTAATTCTGTTTGAACATACGCTGTTGTAGCAATTTGAGTTGTATTGGTGTTTGCTGCAGCAGTTGGTGCTGTAGGGGTTCCAGTAAGTGCTGGGCTAGCCAAAGGTGCATATGTACTAGATGCTGTGGTTGTAGCCAATTTAGAATCTAGTTGAGTCTGAATTGCTGAAGTTACGCCATCTACATAACCAATCTCAGTTGATGAGACAGTTGATGAGATACCAAGTTTTGTCCAGTCAATTGCTGCTGCTGTATTAATCTTAGCATTAGTGATTGTATCGTTAGCAATATCAGTTGCAGTAATTGCACCAGTAAGTGCTAGTTTAGTCTTAGCAATAGCAGCAGATGCGTTAATGTCAGCATCTACAATAGTATCGTTGGCAATCATTGTGCCAGTTACTGTGCCTGTATCGCTAGTCTTAATCAAAGTTGCGCTTGTAGGAATAGTTGTACCGTTGATGCTTGTTGCTGTTGCTACGCCAAGAACTGGAGTTACAAGAGTAGGGCTAGTCGATAGGACTGTTGCACCTGAACCAGTTGATGTTGTTACACCAGTTCCGCCGTTGGCTACTGGAAGAGTTCCAGTTACACCAGTTGTAAGTGGGAGTCCAGTTGCATTGGTGAGCACACCTGATGCTGGAGTGCCAAGTGCTGGGGTTGTGAGTACTGGGCTAGTTAAAGTCTTGTTGGTCAGGGTCTGTGTGTTAGTTGTACCAACTACAGCACCAGTTGCACCGTGTCCTGTGGTTGCCTCAATGTGGGTATTGGCTTCGCGATAGTCTCTGCCTACAGCCATATGGCGTACTACTGCACCAGCAGAGTGAGCCTGTCCTGATGAGCCGTCAATGGCACGGGTGATGGTAAGTGTATTAGTACTTACCGCCGTGACATCTACAATTTCTTCAAGGGCTGTATCTGGGTCAATGACTACAGTAAAAGTTTCACCAGCAGAAACCGTTACACCACCGAGAAGTGCTGTACCTGATACCACAGTGGTTGATGTAGCAGATGAGGTAAGAGCACCTGACAGCGTTGTTTGCTGAGAGCGAGATGAATATTTTCTAGTTGTCATTGCTGGTCCTTATCGGCGGGAGTAGTGAATACGGGGTGGGAAATTGTTTTGTTGTGCATCAATCTCTTCTTTGAGGCGTTGGTTGAATAGTGCATACATTTGTTTTGTTGCTGTCTGTGATGCACCATAAGGACGTTTAGAGTCAGTCTCATCCGCCTGGGGGCTGACTTGTGCTGCACGTGCTGGGTCAAGATATGAAAGCAGACGATAGGCTGCGCCCAAGATGACAACATCTTTTGTTGATTCGGGAAGTCCAGTAGTTGTTGTGTAAACATCACTGTTGTTGGTAAATACATTAGGTGTAGTTGCATACATAACCTTGACTGTACGACCAGCGATAGGTGCCTCACCTAAGGTAATAGTCTGAACAGTATCTGTTCCTGTCACATATCCAAATGCTTCTGGGTATGCAGATGCATCAAAGTCATAACGTCGAATTGGAACCCATTCTTTAGATGGACCAATTGATTGCCAAGCAATAGTTAAAATATTTTTAATTGATTTGTTAGCAAGAGGATAAGTTGATACTGCTGCATTAAATGTAAAGTTGTAGTTTTGCACAGCATAAATGCTGGAACCAATTGAACGAATGGTGTCATTGATTGCACGTTTGACTACGTATCGTGGGAAGGTAGGTGAAATAGCAACCTTTGTTTCGGCAGAGTGGGTGGCTGCCGTTGTGCCGAGATAGCCACGTCCATATGGCGAGATGGTTGCAGTGTTTGCTACACGGTCAAAAGAATCTACCCATACAAGTTCTTCGTCAATTTCAAGGATGCCTTTACCTACTGAATCGGTGGACCCAAGGCTCAAGATAGTGGGTGCTGCAATAGTTGAGGTAGTTGTCGTAACAGCAGTAGTAAGATAAGTGCTACGGTCTTGCTGGAAAGTATACCCTGCAAGATTGATGAGTACCTCATTAGTCATATCTGCAAATGTTGTCATTAGACGTTTATGCTCCTTAAGGCTGCAGGGGCTGCAAGCCCAGTTGTACCAGCAAGTTCATTACAGACTCCATCGATATCCTTAAACTTATCTCTGGTGCGTGAAGAGGATGCTTTAATGTTTAAGGCGCCTACTACGCCAAGTCCAGTGGTACTAGCATAAGTATTAGCAGCGCCTTGGCTATCAAGCCCAGTAGTTCCTGCCAGCCTGTTAAGTTCTGTTGCAAGCGTACTGCCTGCTTTGCCTAGTGCCATTGGTTAACCTTCCTTAGCGTTTTGGTACAATTAAATTTGATTTCTTTTTCTCTTCTTTAACTCCACCAAAAAATGCATTGTAGTAGTGTTCGTCAAAAGAGAATCTTTTTATGTGTGGAGCAGTGGCTCCTGTATGTGCATAGACTGGTACATCTGCTTTATCGCATAGTGCAAAAAAGTAAATATCTTCACCTAGGAAACTCTTGCCGTGTCCAATATCTGAAAACAGTGGAGCGTCTGGCACAACCTTGCGTATAGTATCCACTACACTGCGGTGCATTAGGACAAATCCCATTCCTGCTGCGCCAATCTTAATAAGTTGATTGACTGGCATTGGGTGGATACGAACAACTCCCACTGTCTCATCACTTGCAACAAAATTAAATAATGTTGGTAGCGGAGTCATCAATGGTTCTTCAGGCTGGTCAGTTGTAAAGTAAACACCACTGACAATTGGACGCTCTTTAGCATCCTTGCTTTCCCATAGAAGGTTAAACGTATCTGGACTTACCACTACATCTGAGTCAACCCAAAAGAGCCAATCAGATTTATTGTTCTCATACCAGTAATTGATTACCTTATCACGCTGGCGGGCGATTTGATTACCTGCGCTTCGGATTGTTGTTGCAAACTCAACTCCTGATTTAAGCATAACGTCAGTGACGCCTTGCATAAACTTTCCATCTACCATTCCATTATCGCACCAGGCGATTGAAACCGTTTCTTGCATTGTCCCCTGCTTTCTTACTTTGTTGTTGGATACGCTGCTGGCTTTACATATGCATCTGCTGGTACACCCTTAGAACCTGGCTTATGCTTTGCATCTACCTGTGAGTAATCTTTAGCATCTTTACGAATTGGTTTTGTAATATTTACAATTGGCATATTATTTTCCCTTGTTTCTTTTAGATATTGCTGCTGCTTTCTTTTTAGCATCAGCCTTGGAACTTGCACCCCATGCTTGAAGCGATAGGAGTAGTCTTGTTGGCTCACCATTAGGCTTGCGTTCTGGTCCTGGAGCCCCACCCATGCGTGCTAGAAATGATGCACGACGTGGATTGTCTCCAGACTTAACTGGTGGCTTTAATGTTCCACCCTTGTATGATGCTCTGCCTTTAGCGTTCAATCCGCCTTTAGGGTTCTTGCCCTCTTTACGTGTCCAGGCTTCTGTCATTATTTTCCCTTTTTCTTACTTACGCCTGAAACTTTCTTCAAACGTGGGTTAGCCTTAATCGCTGCTGGGGAGGCTTTCCTCGCACCCGCAGCAAGAATTGCACCCGCACTCGCCATCGAGACACCTTGCTTTGCAGCAATCTTCTTTTGGCTTGCTTTGAATCCTGCGTGTGCTTTCATCAGTTGGTCCCATAGTTGGGCCATGAACCAGTCTTCTTAGCAACTGCTTCGCGCTTTTTCTGTAAATCTTTTAAAGCCTTATCCTGACGTTGTGCCTCAGTTGTTGACTGCATAGGAGCAACGCGAACCATTGGCTTAGGTGTGGGACTTGCTTTTACTGGTGGACGATATCCACCGCTCATCATCGCTGCCATATTACTTCTTCTTGCCCATCTTCTTCATAGGTGCAGCCTTCTTCATCATCATCTTCATTCCAACTTTAGTCTCACGAGCCTTCTCAGACTTAGACTCAGGCTTCTTCATTTCAGCCTTCTTGGTCTTTGCTGGTTCTTTCTTCTCATATGCTGCGTAAGCCTTGCTCATCTTTGCTGACATATTTGCCATTATATTTGCCCAATCTCTTTCATTACTTCAACGGATTTTTTGTTTATGTTTTCTGCCTTAGGCATCTTCTCAGAGTCATAAGGCTTGTTCAAAATCTCTGATGCCGTATACGCTGCTTTGATGTCTTTCATTCTTGTTCCTGCTGGTTTCATTCCTTGAGCAGTAGCATCCTTATAAGCTTTTAGTTCGGATGTCCACTTCTTATCAGGTATGCTTCTTGCCGCATCCCCAGTGTTGAGTTGAAGTCCTTTGGCTTTGCAGCCAAAACAATCTTCATCGCATTGGGTGTGGTCTATATCTATGTCTTCGTGTAGAAAAGGTTTTTCTGTAATGATGTCGCACAACACACAACCCCAAAGAGTTGCCTTAAAGTCGTGCTCTGGGGTAAAACCCCATTCAAGTACCTTGCTGATATGGCTATGCATTAAGTCCCCTATAGTGCAGTAAAGTTTGCCTCTGTTACTCCAACTCCACCAGCGATAAGTGCTGCCTTAGTTGCATCGTTAACAGTGCTTTCATATCCACCCCTATAGACTTCAGTAAGTCCATTGAGGTAAGAATCCTGTTGGTATCTAACCTGTTTGTATACACCACCATCTTTAACAATAGTAATACCCCTATGTAGTTTATAGAAGTAAAACAAACGATGATTTCCCGCAGGACCTTCATCGACTGTAGGTGTTGTAAATTTATAATTCGCCATTGTTCTCCTTAATGAACTTACTCTAGTACAGGGATGTTTCCACCCCTGCACCAGCGTCAACCAATTAAGATACGTTGATTGATGAACCTGATTCGATTCGGTATAGTGCTTCTTCACGGTAGCGTGCAAAGCCAAGTACGCCGTACCAACCCATTGGGCGGTGACGCATTAACTTGTCAACTACTGGTCCGATGACTACGTGTGGTTCTTCTGCAACTGCCTGTGCCATTGCTTGCTGTCCTGCAATGATGGTACGGAAGTTACGTGCAGATGAAGCACCGTCTGTTGCGTTGTAGAGACGAGCAGATTCTACGAAGTAAGCACCTTCGTATGTTCCGATTTCTCCTGCCCAGATGCGGTCCTGTGCGGAGCCGTACTGATTTGGAAGAAGCCATCCTGCTGAACCTGTCTCTGCACGAAGGTCGTGTGAAACTTCTGGGTGGATACCACACCAGTAGAGTGAACCCTTACGTGCGATTGTCTTACCAGCACGCAACTTAGCAACAGCACGACGAATGTTGGCTGATGAAAGTGTTGCTGCTGCTGTAACAGTTGCTGTAGAAGTTGCTGTTGAACCTGCATAGATTACGTTTGTTCCTTGACGCAATGTTTCCATTGCTACCTGGTCGATTGAATCTGCAAGGTTAAATGCAATGATGTTAGCGATTGCTGGGTCAACATCTGCAAGTGAGAACAATTCAAGTGCGCGTGTTACGAGAACTGAGTTACCGTATTCTGCAAGTGTAATTGTTGTAGTTGTAGGTGTTGATAGCG